GTTCGCAGCGCGTCACCAGAAAAAGCGGGTGGGCTGCGCGGGAGTAGTGTACCTATATTGAGCGTAAGTAGGCGGGATTAAAATAGTTCACACGTTTGCGTTTGTTATTCGACTTTATTGAGTTACAACTTCTACATGCTGGCGCTAGGTTCTCAATAGCGTCCGGGTCTAAGCCTGTGAGTTCCCAGTGGGCGAGGTCACTGCGTGGATGAATGTGGTCAACTGTTTCGGCGTAGTGTCCACAATAGATGCAATAGTGACCGTGTGTTGCAAAGACTAGGCGCTTTGTTTTCTCCCACTTAGGGCCTTTTGCTGAGTGTTTAGACACGGCGTTTCGGGCCTGTGTTGAATGTGATGAATGCCATGCCTATATTGTACGCGATGCGCTTGAGTGTTGAAAGTGTTTTCATGTTGCGACCTCTCGTTTGTCCTATTCTGTATCGGTTTATCCTGTGGATAACTTTAGATTTTCCGCTTGATTACCTTGAGAGTGCGCTTAGTGTGTGCCCATAAGTTACCTTGTTGCGCTTCATGCACTTTATCGTGGCATTTCGGGCATAGCATGATTAAGTCCATTAGACGTTCTACGCCTAAATTCTTATAGGTTCGATGGTGCAGATGGAAGCCCTTTGTGTACGTTGCACCGCAACCTGCACAGTCATTAGAGAGCTTTGATTGGAGATACAGCTCACGCTTTTTGCGCCATGCAGGTGATTGTATATATTGCCTATAGGCTGTTCTAGGAAGGGCACCTATGCGTGGAGAGCTGCTCATGCTTCACAGCTTACCTCGATTCTGAGCATAGGTGTATCCCCCCTGGCGAATTTCTCAAAAAAATTTCGCCAAGAGATTCTTACCTGTCATCATCGCCAGATTGTAGAGCCTCACGCAGGACGGTGGTCATCGCTTTAAGCGACACATATGAGGGCTTAATCCACTTGGTTGCGTGTCTCCTATCGGTACTGCTTACTCAGAGACGTGAACTTACCCACTCGATGCAGCCATTCAATCGGTGGCCTTCCGGTGTTACCTTTAAGGGCTTAACACTTTCCCTTTGCCACTATTTCGTGTGGACTACGCCAGCGCCATGAGCTAAGATTAGGGCTATTCAGTTTGGTGCAAAATTGACTTTAGCGGGATTTGTTTTTCTAGGCAAGTCCCGCTTTTTTTGGTCGTCGTTTCGCTGTACTAGGTTTTCCGTTCCATGCTCGGTCTTTTTGTTCCTTTCTTTCTGCTTTGTTTTAAGCGATATTGTCTTGTAGCTTGTACTTGCCCACATTCCGTTGAGCAATATTTAGCGGTGACGTGTCGTTGATCTTCCGTGAATGTTTCTCCACATATAGGGCAATCTCGCAGATAAGGCGGTCTTGATTCTGCGATTTCTTTTGCTCGTTTTATGTTTGTTAGCACTGTCCTTCGTGCGATTTGTAGAGAGATGCTTATTTGTATCCCTTCTGATGTGAGGATGATTGGTTCCATGTCGTCTGGTTCTCGGCGTCTTAACCCTTCACAAATTGTTTTAATGATTGGTAGCGCCATCTGTATGTCTTTCAGATTATGGGCTACACGCAAGATGGTGACGTCTTGGAGTGTCCATCTGCGTAGGAACCCTGAACCTCGTGCTTCCTTCTCGCAGGTCACGATCGCTCGATCTAACCAATGGTACAAAAGTGTTTCTGAAAACCCAGCAAATTTGGCTGCTTCACCTGTGGAATAGTATCCGTCGTTGAGTCTTTTCCTAACCATTGGCTTGCGCCTCCGCCATCGCGATTTCAACTGCAAGTTCATAGTCATTCATGGTGTGTCCTCATTTGTGCAATAAATTTATCGTAAGTGTGTATGTCAGTCGTAGCGACATGGATCACGCACCAGGACGCGAATAAAAGCGGGTCGACATCTGAGGGAATGATCGACTTTATTCTCGCCATGCTTTGATCATCGTTTATAGCTTGTTGGCCTTTGAATACATATTTCAGACTGGTTAGCGCTGTCTTTAACATAGTTACCACGTCCCGTTAGTGAGAACTATTCCGACCCATACGCCGACGAATCCGGCAATTGTTGCTACACCTATATAGTTCCATGCTCGGTCTTTTTGTTCACACTTGTGCTGCCAGTTGCGGCCACGTTGGAAGCCTTGACGGTATGCGCGGTACTTTGCGGCTTGCTCGTTACGTCGGTACTCACGTAAAGTTTCGTCTACTGAACGTATTTTTGCTTCATCGAAATCACGAGCCGCAATAGGTTTAGTAACGCTGGTCGCTGCGCCACGTAATAAATGCGCGTTCGCTTTAAGATTCTTTGCAGCTTCGGCAAGGGTGAGCGGTGTTACCATTTTATCCATTGTTTTTTTTCTCCCGGTTCTGTGCGCCTAATGATGCTAATGCTGCACCGGTCATAAAGCCAAGTGATCCGCATGATATTGCAATCAAAAAACTATACATTTTTTTCTCCTAAGTTAAGTACGATCTGCGAAGCGTTGTCGCCACGTTTCGAAGCTGGTTTCGATCCCGCTTCGATATTATAGATTTGGTAGAACGTGCCGTATTTATTGTGTTCGCTGCGACGTTGTTTGTAGTCATCTTCTACCCGCGTTGCGAGTATTCGCAGACTTTGCACGAGCCGGTCTACGCGAAGCGCTTCCCGGTCATCGAGATCGTCGTAATTTGCTTCCACTATAAGTGATGCCCTCATTACTTACCCTCTTTCTTGTATACGCCACGGCTTACTTCTTTTAGTATTCCGCTTTTTGCGAGCTTCTTGAGTTGCTTGCCGATACTTGACAAGTTGAAATCTTTTTGGTGAAAGAAATATAGGTGGCGCTGCATTGTGCGGGCATCCCATTCGCCTTCGTCGCCGGCGAGTCTTATGATGTGGTCTACTTTTTGCTTGAGTGTTTTTTCCGGTGCTACATATTTTTGTCCGGTGTAATTTTCGATTGCTTTGTGCAGCTTGTCGATGTTGCTGCGCTTGATTACTTGCACACGTTTTACGCCGAACGTACCGTATAGGTTTTCTTCCCATTCCGGCATGAGTTCGGGAGACATGACTAGTAGCCTTTCGCGGCGAGTAGAACGCGCACGGCTTCATTTAGTGCATGTTTTTCGGTTACGCCAGATTCCCGGCTCATTGTGCCGAGGCGATCGCTTAGGTCTTTATCTAAGCGAAAATTCTTGTTTACATATTCTGCTTTTTTTCTCATGTTGTAGATAGTAGCAGATACTATCGGAGCATGAGGGTATTTAAGCATCTGTTTTTATTATTGCCCTTGTATCTACACGCAATTCGCTGATTTCGGCAAGAATTTTATCTATGTTTCGCTGATTTTGGCGGTGACGGCGGCGAGATTCTATCTTGAATAGGTCGAAATCGTCTTGCAAGTTATCTACTCGCTCAGTCATAGGTGTACCGGAGTTATTAACGGCATTATTGACGTGCGTCATCTGCTTCTTGATATTACGCATCCACGCGACGAGTACCGGAGTACCAGCGACAAGTATCGCTGCAATGAGTCCGATGAGTGCGCGGATAAAATCTTGCATTGTGTGCATTACTTTGCTTTATTTGGTACTCGGTACACGCCTAACGCAATAGCTACCGCACCGGCAATAGCTGCCCATTTTTCGTCAGTTATTGTCTGTGCGATCGTGATCGCGATCACGCCGGCAATAGCTACAATGGTTTTATTGTATTGTCCTAAATTGTGCATAGTGTTCACCTTATGATACGGCAGCGGTCCAGAATTTGGACCACGTTATAGGTCCTACGATCCCATCCACTACTAAGCCTTTTTCTTTTTGGAATTGCTTCACGATCTGTTCGGTTTTTGGTCCGAAATCGCCATCTACCGATATTGACCATCCGCGGTCTTTGAGGCGTTGCTGGAAGCGGCTTACGTCGTTACCTTTCGCTCCGCGTTTCATTATATGCGGGAAGGCCGGGATCGCCGGCGAGACTGGCGGCTGTACCGGCGAGGGCTGCGGAGTCGAGGGCGCTGATACGCCGCCAGATAGATTAACAATAAATGCGCGTACTTCGTCACCAGGGCATGAAGTTGCCTTGAAATGGTTATGCGGTTTATTGTCGCTTCCGATTCCGCGCTTGTCTGCTTCTGCACGGATTGATTTTATTGCTTGCTTTGCTGCATCTGTAAGAGGGTTGTTTGGTCCGGCGAGGTATACGACCGAAACGTAATTCGCGTTAGCGTCCGTTGTGCCGTTCGCTGCACCTTGCGTATTCCATCCGCGTAGTTCGAATACGTTTCCGAGGTGATCTACTGCGAAGTTATAGGCAATGTCTACATAGCCTTCTTTTGCGTTGTTCATGTGTGCGCGTTGGATCGCACGGAGTACGCCTTTACTTGCTTCGAGTCCGCCTTCTTGTTTTACGTTTGTACCTTCGTAATGGAAGGCTAGTCCTTTCGGTGTTCGTTTGTAGTTTGTTTTTGAGCGTGCATCTCTTAGGTCGAGTGTTGCTCGGTCGTGCCATACAGTCATTTTATTACCTCTCTATTATTGTTTATGCTGCATCATATATAAATTCGCCGGCGATTTCATCATTTACCGCCCATGTCATAGGGGTCGCTGCGCCCATAACTTGAGGACTAGCAAAAGTGCCGTTAGTCGCCCAAATTCGTAAAGTTTTTGTTGTAGTACTGCTTGCGGCAAATGAGCCGTAATAGTAAGTATTTGCGCTTGAATCGAATGCAGAAAAAATGCCCTCTTGCATAATGTTAGCGGTTGCAACTAGCGCCTCGGCGGTTACTGGAAGGGAAACTGTAGGGTCTGTGCCCATGCCAGTTGTTGAGCCGAAACGTACGAAAAATCTTACAGTGATTTTTTTACCTTGCCTAAAATATTTGCAAGTGAGTGTGCCATTTCCAATAGTAAAGTTTGTAAGTGTTGGCGTGTAGCTTTGCCATATCGTGTCAAATGCGTCCCAGCTACTTCCGTTATATCTCTCAATGGCTTTTGTATCTTTGCGGTAGACGGTTAGGCCTTGTGCCGGTGTGAGAATCGAGTCGCGATCTGTTTGATTATCGCAAGTAATAGTCACTTGTCTCATATAGTATGTGTTTGCATCGCTCGCATTAAATGCGTCGCCGTTGGCAAATTCCTCGAATATTGCTGCCATTATTCGATCTCCTTAATTACGTCGAGTTCTATTAGCCACTCTTTACTTCTTGCGGTGATCTTAGCATTAAGTCCGGTGACTCTTAGGGTATGCTTCTCACCTTCTAGCCAGCATGTCACTAGGTGTAGCGTTTCGAGTTGTGTGGCAAGAAAATTTTCTTGCATGTTGAAAAAGATTTTTGTTATTGTCGGCTGCGGGTCTGCATATTGTGCGAGTATTTCCGCTGCACGTCGCGCGACGCTCCCGGAGTAAATGCCTTCATCGTAAATTGTTGCGTCGAGCGTGTCTTTTAAGATTCCGTTCGCTTTTAATGACGCTCCGTCACTGAATACGGTCTTGAGGTCGTTTGCCATTTCTACGCCGGCATCGTTCGGATTTTCGATTATGCGCTTATTGTCGATTTCGAGGTAATTGATATGGTTTTTATCGTCGTATTCTATATTGAGGTTATAATACGCGAACGGATTTTCTACCGTTTCGGTATGTGTACCGTCTGTGAATACGGCGGTGACGTAATCGGTAAGGGAAGTAATAAATCGGAGTTGTCCGAGTTTATCTATATACCATGACGCGCCGACGCTGTTGCAGGCTAAATCTAAATGTGCTGCAAGGCTGCCTTCGTACACCGTAGCACCTAGCCGGTACGTTGGGTATGCGCTACCGGTCGGAAGTTCTACCGGTCCATCGTAGGTGTCTAATAGGCGGGCTATGCGTTCTTCGAAGGTTTCGTAAGGTTCAGATAGTCCACCCGCACCGTATGCACGAAGTCCGGCGAGCTTCTTTACGGCATCGGCGAATTGGATCGTGAAATACTGGTTGTAAGTGGTTTTATTTCGGACGATTCGTCCGGGTGCTTTTGTGAGCGTACCAGTGAATAGGGTTTCTGTGTCGTACTTGAGGCGGAATTTTCTTCCCGCGCGAATTATATAGTCCGTCATAGGATTCCCGGCGTTGCGTAAGGTCATACGCATTAGTCCTACCTGTGCGGTCGATGAAGCGCCGTTGCTTACTGCGCCACGATCGTAGGATATTTGGGTAGCGTCGTTTATATAGTTCACCCATTGATTCGAGTTGTAAGTATTCGAAAATAGGTCGCCGAATTTCGAAATGCCGAAACGAAATGTGTCGCCGCCGAATGTGTCGCCGAAGTGTGATACTCCGAAGATGAAGCCGCCAGTAGGCGCAAAAATTTCGGCTGTAAGTCCTTCTATTGGTAGTTCGCGGGTAGTCATTTATCCGCGTCCGTCGTATGTCGTATATTCTTTAAGCGAGTCGGATATTACGCGACCGGCTTCGGGTGTCGGCACTAACATTTGAGCCTCTACGGTTATATAGTTTTGTACCGGTGCAACCGTTGCAGCATTTGCGTTTGTACCTATGTTAAGTGTCGCGGCGGTAGCCATTTTCTGCATGGCACGATCGATAGGGTCTACATTGTCGAGTCCTAAGATGAAGCCGTCGATAACGTTGCGTCCGTATTCTTTGAATACTTTTGAAGGTGAGCTAATGCCGAGGGCTGACTTGAACGCGCCTTTGATCCATCCGGGTACTTTGTCTAAGAAGAAATCGCCGATCTTTGATAGTAGTGATCCTGCACCGTCGAGCATACCTTGAATGAGGTCTTTACCTTTGTTGTATAGCGTTTTGCCGAGGTCGCCCAGTGTGTCTAATACTTTTTGAGGTATGCCTTTAATAAAGTTTGTGAGTGATTCCATGAGATCGCCGCCGTTATCGACCGCCCACTTGAAAGCTGCCTTTATTCCCTTCACGACTACGCCGCCGATCTTTGCGGGTATGTCGATCCATATAAGTTTCATTAGCGTTAGGTATGCTTCGCCGACGGTCTTTGCGGTTTCTGCCCAGTCCACGTCTGTTATGAAGTTCCATGCCGCTTTAATACCGGCCCATGCGAGTTCAAAAACTTTCTTGGGTATGTCGATCCATATAAGTTTCATTAGCGTTAGGTATGCTTCGCCGACGGTTACGACTACTTCTCCCCAGTCCACGTCTGTTATGAAGTTCCACGCCGCTTTAATGCCTTCCCAGATTACATCAAAAAGCAATAGGGGTAGATCAATAAATACTATTTCGAATAGTGAGAGAATTGCTTCACCTATTGTTATTGCGACTTCTGCCCAGTCCACGTCTGCGAGTAGATCGCCGACTGCACCGAATAGTCCTACAAACATTTCGACAAGTCCACGCGGGAGCGATACGAATACGAGCTTGAGTGCGCCTAGTAGTGCTGTGCCGATTCCGGCTGCTACTTTGCCCCAGTCAATTTTCCCCAGAAGTGTGAGAATGTCGCCGGCAAGGTCGAGGATAAATGCGAATACTTCTTTCCAGTCGATTTCCGTTAGTAGCTTTCCGAGTGTGCCGAACGCTTCGCCGATGAGCCTTCCCATGTCGAGTATTAAGCCGCCCCAGTCGATCCCGCCGAGAAAATCGAAAATGACATCTTTGAGTTTTGTTAATTCTTCGAGTACCTTGCTGCTTAGTGCAGCCCAGTCGATATTAGATACCGCTTCGGTGAGTGCTTTGAGTCCTTCGCTTAGGACGTTCGACATATTTGCGCCGACGTTTTTGAGGCTTTCACCGATGTTAGTAAGATCGAAATTCTTAAATGAGTCGATAAGTCCATCGACTGCTTTGCGTACCGGTTCGCTTGTCTTATATAGATATACGAAGCCGGCTGCGACTAGTGCGATGCCGGCGATTACTAAGCCGACTGGAGAAATTAGAAAGCCGAACGCTGTGACTAGCGCACCGGCTACGGTTAGGATCGGTCCGATTGCTGCGGCTACACCTGCACCGATGAGTACTATATTTTTCATTTGCGGCGATAGGCTGTTAAAGCCGCCGATAAGATCGCCGACTATACCGAATAGTTTTGTTGCTACCGGAAGAAGTCCCGCGCCTAGTGATGCTTTTGCGTTCTCAAACTCTGCGGCTAAGATTCTTTGTTTGTTTGCTGCACCGTCGGAAGTTCTCGCGAAATCACCTTGCGCAAGTTTCGAGTCCTTCATAATTAACGCATACGACGCTTGAGCTTTCGCGGCGGGTGTCAGTGCGTCTTTTGTCGATTTGATTAAACCGAGACTTAATGCTTCTTCTTTGAGTCGAACGTCGTTGATTGCGATACCGAAACGCTTGAGCGGTTCAGTTTCGCCGCTAAGTCCCGAACGCAATGCGAGAAGGGCATCGTCTGTACTTGTATTATTGAATGAAGCGAGGTCACTTGCAAGCTGCACTAGTTCAGTAGACATCTCTTTAGATTTATCTTTGCCTAAGCCGAACGCCTGGAATAAGTTTCCGTAAGAGCCGGCGGCTTCGAGTGCCGCTTGTTGCGATAGTCCCATCGACTGCGCCGAAGTTTTTGACCATTGCACAATAGCATCGGACGATTCGCCAAACACTACATTTACTTTTGACATCGATTCTTCCATATTGGAAGCTGAGTCAAAAACGGCTTTAGCTGCGAAGGCAATCGGCAAGGTCAGTCCGAGACTCATTTTAGTGCCGAGTCCCATCATCGCCGTACCTAGTCCGGTGATCTTAGTAGATAGTCCGTTAAGTCCGGTTTCGAGTTCGCGCCGACCTTGATTAAAGCCGGTATTATTCATCTCGGTCGAAACGACGATTCTACTTTTACCCATTATAGGGAAGCCTTCCTATATCGACTACGTTGCCTTCGCTTTCGTTGTCAGATTCTTCTTCTTCATTGTTCTGCTGTGCTTCGAATACCGTTTCGAACGCTTGACGCTCTCCATAGGTGAGATCGGCGTAAGTGTCCGGTGTCCATTGAAGCCTTATGCAATATACTGCCTGTTCGATTCTTCTTCTTGCTGACGTAATACGGAGGCGGGTGCTTTTGGGGCTGACTGGTTTTCTGCAATTAAGTCGAGGTTTTCTTTTAAGCCTTTGGCGCGTACTTCTGCCCATGACAATGAATGGTTAGTGCGTCGTCCGAGTACAAGTGCTACACCTGCGATAAATCTCGCTTTCGGTTGTCCTGGCATTTCTAGAACGTCAATTGAGATTCCCGAAATACCTTCGACGAAATCTACTTCGTCCATGCTTAATTCTTGAATTACAGTCTGTAACTCTACGGATTCTTTATCGACTGCTTTTTTAGGTGCAGCTTTTTTCTTTCGATCTTGTGGTACTTTCGCGGTTGCCATGTTATCCCTCTCCTAAGTTGTATTTGTCTATTAGTTGTTGAAGTCCGCGCTCATAGTGGTCGCGTACTTCGTCATCTGCCGCGTCTGCCGCTCTTAATAAGAAGGGGTTAGCTTTGATGAATTTCGTACCGTATTCGATAAATGTCGAATACCATCCTTTACTTCTGTTACCTACTACTACTTGAGCTTTTTTGACGGCTCTCGCAACGCGCAAGGTGGTGAGCATGTTCGCTTCATCTACTGGCATGACTACCTTACGCGCTACAATTACGCCCGCTTCGAAGTTCAGTTCTTTTACGTCCTCAGTTGCTACACCCAGCGCCCGCAGATTTGCGAGCGTTTCCGATAGTCCTTCAATCTTGATTGATTGACCGCCGTCTACTGCGCCGGGCTTAGCCATTGTGGTTACGGTACTCGGTCGAGCGTAGGCGTTCCTACGATGTCGAAACGTGCCGTCGCGACTTGCTGTTTTTTGCGTCCAGCTTCACCGCCGAGATCGGGCTTAGGTCCGATCGTAAGTGTACCGATGACATGCGGCTTATCGGTTGCGGGTGTCGCGTTGCCGTGTGGCGCATATTCGAAGGGTACATCTTCGCCGGTGTTATCCCAGATAAACGACCATAGAGAGTCTGCATCTGTGGATTGAATAAAGCCGATTTCGAAAAAGAATTTTTTCGTGTCGCCGGCTGCGGCATCTTCGAAGGTTACAACGGTGTCGCCGTCATCTTCGTTTTTAAGTATGCAGCTTGTTGTGTCTGCCCAGTAGTCAGTGCCGTCGATTTCTAAACGAAGCTGCTTACCGTAAATTCTTGTGCTACCCATGAGGTATCTCCTTTATATAATAAATGCACCGGTGAGGGTACTTGAAAGACATCGAGATTGGTTATATTCGATCGGTTGAGGTTGCCCTACCGTGTCGAAAATAAATTCTGTTTGTTCTAGTTCGGTGATCGCTTTCGCGATCTTTTTGTATAACTCTTTTTGTAAAGATTGGTTGTCAGTTGAAGGTGTCGAAACTATCCACACGTCCAGATTTATTTTTCTTTCGCCGTAGGTTTCGCCGTCATCCTCTGTAATAAATTCGGGTGCGGGCGCAACGATGACGCAAGGAAATTTCGGCTGTGAAGGTATATGGTCGTATACATTGCCTAAGCCTTTATCTGTAAGTGCTGTTACTAACACTCCGATTTTTTCTGCGATTTCGTTCTCATCCATTATGCGATCCCGGTTACATACTTTCGTAAGATCGGTTTCGCGGCGACAAGTGGATCACGCGCTACGCGCACCGGCGAATTGTTTACGTCGGAGAATTGGCTAACACCTTGCGGTGCATCTCTTTGAGAATATAGGTCCGCGGAAGTCTTTAAGATTGCAAGTTCTAATTTCCGTTCGGGAACGAATTTATCGCCCACGAAATCGGTTACTAGTTCCGTGCCATCATCGAAGCAGCGTTCGATGAAGGCATCGTCCTCATCGTGTGAGACTCGCAGATATTCTTTGAGAGTTTCCCAGGTGTCAGCCATTTCTTTTTATGCCTTATACCGTAATTTCGATAGGGACTACACCCTTTGGAATTTCTACTGCAATTGCAGAATAGAAGTAAAGCGAAAAGTCTTTCGATAATTTCACGATGTTCTCATCTGTCAATTGTGTGATTCCCGAATTACGCAAACGGATCGCGTCACGGTTTACAAGTGCCATGTTGTTAGTCGGTGTGGAAGCTGGATCGTATACCCAGTTCGGGTCACAAACTAAGCGTACACCTGCAAGTCGTCCGGATAGTCCGGCGAGGCTCGCAGCACCGACGTTGTTTACGCCCGCGCCGTCGAGGTTCAATAGTGGACGGTCGTCGCCACCTTCGAGGTTTTTGAGCAGCTTGAATGTTACCTTGTCTACGATGAGTGCATCGGCTGTAAGTCCTTCGTCGAGTAATAGATCGACTGCATCGACTAGGGCATCTGTTACAGATTTCCAGTCGGATTCATCGGCTACGGTTGCTTTACGTCCGGCGGCGACTTGGGCTGCAAGCGCACCTTCTAACACTGTACGAGTACGGATATTGAGGCGCTTTCCTGCACGAAGTGCCATCGCACGAAGTACAGTGTCGAGGTATGCAACGCTTGAGCGTTCGATGGCTTGACGGCTGAGGCGTGTATATCCACCGTAAGTTTTTACTGGCGCAGATTTGATTTCTACGTCTACGTAGCCATAGTCGAGGTCGTCGCCTTCTGCTTCTTGTTCATCGACTACCGTGCCGTCTGTTACGAGTGCACCGTATTCGACTGTCATGCCGGAGCTTGGGAGTGTACCGGTAGAAAATTCGCCGGGGATAATTTGCGGTTCTTGCACTAAGCGAGTGAGATCGCCGGCCCATCCGGGAAGTGAAATCGAAGTAGCTACTACACCTTCGGTAGGGAAGGCGCGGGTACGGATCGATTCCGCTGCGGCGATTAGGTCGGAGTTAGAACGCTGCAAAAGTGCTTCGTAACTTTTTACCGTTGCATCGTCGCCAGCGGCAAGGTCACGCCAGAATTCTCCGGGGCTTCGGGTGTCGATTGCCGGAGTCGAGCGTGTGTGTAATGCTGTTTGCATTTCTGCACGAAGGTCACGAATTGCGTCCTGGTGTTCTGCGCGGGTAAGTAGATTACCTGCTTCGGGTTGTGCCGGTGTTTGCGCTGGCGGTGTCGCTGGCGTGCCTTCCGGTGTTGGGGTTTCGTCTGCCATGAGGCTCTCCTTTATTGGGTTAGAACGTACATATGCTACACCAGTATTTAGGTGTTGTGGTGCAGCTGTTACGCTTATTTCTTTTACTAGCGCTTTTGTTCGCCGGTATACGTTGCGTATTGCATCGAATGATGTTTCGAGCGGATTTTCTGCGAAGCCGATCGAAAAAGAATGTTTTTTTCCTGCTTTGAGTTCGTCGCGGACGGTACTTCCGGCGGTCGTTTTATCGATGCGTAGATCGACTTTCCAGCCGGTGTCATCGGTGTCGCTACGGACGAGTAGTCCGACATCTTGCCCGTGTTCATCGCGAAGTATCACGCCGCCGGCGGGCATCATTATCGAGCCGGGCGCAAACTCCTCATTGTATGCACGAATAAGTCCGGTGTCTTTGTCGATGTCTTTCACCGGCGCGGGCGTGTCCCAGTTGATCGCGTAGCCGCCGACTGCCCAGTATTCGCCGGCATCTCTTATAAGTAAATTTTCGGGTTCGATAAGTGTCATTTTATCCTCTCAATTCTTCGAGAAAATCAGTTAAAATCGTTTTTATTTTTGCTATTGAATTCGTCGCTGGATCTTCTAACGCTGTTTGCAATGTGTCGATTGAAGAAATGGGAATTGATACTTCACGCGGAATTGCAACGTCATCAATTGATTGTTCAATATCGTATTCGTCAATAATATTATTGTTTGGTTTTGATTCGTCAAAACCACCAAGGCCATATTCAATTACTCTCATGCGTATCTCACCGCGATTCTAGGTATTGTTCCGCTCCATGTCATTGAGGCAGTTGGACAAGTAGGTAAACCACCAGCTGCGATTGTTGAACCGTATGCACGACCGACGCGGTAACGTCCAAGGCTCGACATATCTTGAGGCAGTCCATTTAATCCTAGCCCTGAGTTTGAAGAATAGTTGACATTATGAGTGGTTGGCTGTGCTGTATAAGTTTCAACTGCGGCGGCAAGCCAGTATAGGCCGGGTTCGGTTATAACTTGACTAATGGTGATCGCTTGCACTCCCGCGGTGGCGTTCATGTTTACTACGCCAGCATCTAAAAATGGAACTTCGCCATCGGGTAGACCAGTAATTGCATTGGCTTTGTATATTCCTAAGCGCCATGTGGATGCAGCTGCTACCGAAGTGCTCACTGCAATGCGGTCAATTGTTCCTGCATCTAAATATATTGGGTGTAGTCGCAATGTTCCGACTGCACCCATTCCTGGTGAAGCAGTTGATGATTGTCCACCCATTGAATAGTAGTCACCGGATGTCGGTTTAATGTTAGGAAATTTTGCGAGTCTTAGTAGTGTGTCGATTTCGGTTTCGGTGTAATAACGTGAATCGTGTGTGTGTAAAGTTGTGTTGTTGCCGTTCGTAAGATCAGTGGCATTTGCGCTGGAAATTCGTGCATCTGTGATCGCTTGAGCACGGGCATCGGCGGCGGTGTTGAAATCTGAGATGGTTGCTGCGAGTTGCAAGCCTGTGTGATTGGCTCGTGCGAGTAATGTCGCATCGGATGCGTTTGCCGTTGCGCCAGCCGCGATTGCGGCGAGCTTGTTTTTTTCGGTGAGTGAATATTGCTTGAATGTGGTGCCGTCGAGCACGTCATCTTGATCCAATACGACATCGCCAATGAGCGTGTTGACACTATCGACGAGGCCGCCGCCTTCGCCGCCCACGGTGCGTTCGAGTACCAGGGTTACATTTATTTCGGACGATTCTAGCGTTACGTCAAAATCGCTCATCTTAGTCCTCTACATCTGCGGTGTCCCGCGGGTCTAAGGTAAATTGTCCGTCTGCTTTCGTGCCGACTATTTTACCGTCTGCATCTTTCACGGTTATACCGTAAACGTAGTTTCCGGGTTCTGCTCGGTTAGTGTCATCGGGTTCTATTTCGATTGTGAAGGTGCGCCCTGTGCGTTCGGTAAGGGTTTTTTTGATGATGGCATAGCGGTCACTATCGTCGAGCCGGCGAGTGGTCGCGGATTGCTTAACGGTGAAAAATACCGTTGTGCCATCGGGGTCGATGTCGTTCGGGATCGTAATGCTTAACGTGGAAGAAGTTCCGCGTTTAAGATTGAGGGGTTGCGGCTGCGTTTGTGGCATTGCTCATCCCTTCTAATTTTTGATCTATTTCGGGGCTATTGTCACGATCTTCGATCGTTCGCACTTCGTCCGGCAGCATCCATCCACGTCCACCGGTCGCGATCGCGTGGGCTTGGTAGCGGGTAAGTGTGTCGCTGCGTAGTAGTGCATCTGTATTGAATTTTACGGTGATCGTTTGTCCGTCTACTCCGGCGAGTTCTGATAGTTCATCCTCAATAGGTAGTAGAAATGCCATAAGTCCGAAACGGACGTAGCCGATCCAGTCTTGTTCTATGTTTGCGTATGTTTGCGAATTACCTTCGAGGCTAATGAGCATGACGGAAGCGGGTGCAGCGATTAGCCGGCATTGTTGTATCGCATCGAATTTTTGTACGTCGATCCACTGTAAATCTGACGGCTTCAAAAACATAGGTACGAAATCGGTTGCTTGCGGAAGGACTGCTATTCCTTCTTCGCCAGTCATCGCCGTATTCCATGCTTCTTTAAGATTCTGTGCTTCTTCGTTGTCCAGGTCGTATTGTGATTTTAGATACCCTTCGAGTGGGATCGAATTTTTCTTTAAGAATTGTCGCGTGTAGTTGCGTGTATCGAATATGCCTTTTAGTTCTATGTTTGCGGCTTCGAACGGTGCTAGTCCGAGCGGATATTCGTCGATCTCTACATATTTGAGGTGTGAGATTTGAGAAGGCGAGTATTTTCTTCCGCGGTAGTTATACGATGCGATTTCGGTCGGATCGCCTACGGCGGTTTCTATGATTACTTCGCCGGCGTTAAGTGGAAGTAGCCCGACAAGTTTGCCCTGTGCGTCGTATTGTTTTACTCGGTATGCGTTGCCGTAACGTAAGAGCGATGAGATGGTGCGAGAAATATATTCACGAAATGAGTATTTATATACTGGTCGCCGGACGATTGCCGGGAGTTCCATTTTTTTTATGCGTGTACCGTCGTATTCGTTTACACCGTATATAGAGCATTGCTTTGCTGATGTTTGGTGTAGTTGTGTACCGCGAAAGATTATGCTCATCCCTTGAGCTTGATCGACTTCGATGCGGGAAGGTTCATCGCTGCGGGAAGGTGGTCGCACTCCGTCACCGGGTGGGTCTGATCTTGTAAGGTCTGCTTTTGCTTCTTCTAGTATGTCCGAGCTTCGGCTAAATAATCCCACGCGCGAAATCTAGCACACTTGCGGGAAGGTTTTTAGTATATCGAAGAAGTTTTTTTCTTGATTGATTCGGCTGCATATACTCCGAGCGTGGTGGCATATACGGCATCTATTTCGGTTGCTCCCGGTGCGCGGTCGATGATGAAGCTGTTACCGCGGGTCTTTGATATGCAGCCCGGTATTTGTTCGGTAAGTAGTGGATCGCCAGCGTGGACTAGTTCGCCTTTTTTGATGATGGCATAGAACACGCTGCAAGCCTGTGCGATTTCGGAAGAAGAATATGCGTAATGATTTCGAGAGCCTTTTTCTTTAAGCCATTTGGTGAGATTTCGGAAGCGATAGCCGTCGTATACGATGGCAAGCGGACGGCGTTTTTTTAGTTCTAGGCATAGGCGGAATAGTTTTTCTTCGGTAGGGTTTACGATTGATGCGACTATTTCGGTGTGTATTTTTCCGGCTTTGTCTTTGCGGGTACATGTGACGGTGGCGTGTGACCATTCGCGGGTACGTTCTAACGCAAAGATTTCCGGGTTCTCGTTTGGCATCGTTGCGCCGGTAGGGCGCTGCAATTTTTTCCATTCGTCTAAGCCGATGAATACGTTTGTTGAATTGACGCAACGGTTTAGGTGGTAACGGATCACGTCATTAGGTAGCATCGTTTCCATGTCGCTCAGTAGGTTATTTATATCTCCGTGTCCTTCGGCGTATTTCGGGTTGGCGAGTTTTAGCCATTCGATAAGTTGATCGCGATCATCGGGCAAGGTTGCTTCGGGGGCTTCGTATACGAAATATCCGAAACGATTTTCTTCGGCGTTTGCAAGGATCGCTTCTTCGCCTTTTTTTTGGAGCATATTCAATAGCTCACTTGTTTCGTCGCCAGCGGTCGAAATCATAAGTAAGATCGCGTTGTCACGTCCTCCGAGGCCGGCGAGCATCGCTTGATGAAGGTCTACTTTGCCGATGTGTACCTCATCCATTAGTCCCATTTCGATGGGTTCACCTTGCATAGATTCGGCTTTCGCTGCACGAATTTGATAGATCGAGCCTTCTAGTGATCGTATACCGCGGGTTTCGGTGAGCTTTCGGAAGCGTTTTTTGAGTGCTGCGAGCTGATTGATTGCGCCCATTGTACGGCGGTAGAGTACACCGGCTTGCTGTGCGTTCGATGCTACGCCGAGAATTTGATCGCCAGCCTTGCGGCGTAGTCCATAGATTCCCGCTCCCGCACCGATTTCGGTTTTCCCGTTCTGCCTTCCCATAAGAATTAACACTTGCCGAAATCGAAGTATTCCGGCTTTCGGGTGTCCTTCCGGGTACACTTCGAACGCATGACGGAGCAGCCATTTTTGATATTCGTATAGTCCGCTTCCGGCTTTGCCTAGTGCTGCATCTAATACCGGAAGAATACGATCGATGTCCGACTCAAAATTTTCGTCGCCAGATAGGGAAGGCGTAAATCGTACCGGGATCGCACAATTTTCGTAGTCGATTTCACAGTGCATTGTTATCCATAAATAGTTCTATTTGGTCTTTGATGACTGGCGGCTCATCCGCTGTAACCGGTGGCGGCGGTGGTTTCCGGGCTTCGAGCCGTGCGATCACTTTTGAAAACTGACTAAGCATCGTGCCATTCGTACCGTTGTTATCGAGATCGCGGGCTATATCTTTTGCCATATGCACCCATACCGCGTCAATAGGTTCTAGCCATATTGCCTCATTCAAAAAAGCACTAACGGCGGTTTCATATTTTTGGTGTGATCCTTTACGAGGTGGCATATAGCAGATACTAGCATAACTTTGTTTTTTGCCCATTCCTTCCCGTAAATAAAAATTCGAGT